TGTTACGTCATGCAGTTCTTTGTGAAAAACCAAATCCAAGAGTTTCGTATATTGCACCCACGTTTACACAAGCCAAACGTATTGCTTTTGATTATTTAAAAGTTTTCGCAGAAAAAATACCAATGGTACGTTTTCACGAAACTGAATTAAGGTGCGATTTGCCTAATGGTGGTCGTATCCAATTGCTAGGGGCAGAAAATCCATCAAGCCTACGAGGTATTTATTTAGATTATTGTGTACTTGATGAAAGTGCAGATATGCCCGAAAGCCTTTTTCCTGAGGTAATAAGACCAGCTTTGGCAGATAGGAAAGGGGGTGCATTGTTTATTGGAACACCAAGAGGGCAAAATAGTTTTTATGATTTATACGAAAGTGCAAAAGCTACAGAGGGTTGGTACACAAAAACATTTAAGGCAAGTGAAACAAAAATTTTAGATGATGAAGAGTTAAATGCTAGTAAGAGCATGATGACAAAAGACCAATACGACCAAGAATTTGAATGTAGTTGGGTTGCTAACGTGGCTGGTAGTATCTATGGCAAGTACCTAGCAACAGCCATGGAAGAGGGTAGAATTACAAAAGTGCCTTACGAAAGAGGTGCAAAAGTCGATACATTTTGGGATTTGGGTATAGGGGATAGTACCGCGATAATTTTTGCACAAAAGATTGGTAGAGCAATCCATATTATTGATTATTTTGAGGCAAGGGGTGAGGGTCTTGATTTTTATGCTAAAATATTGCAAAATAAGAGTTATTTGTACGATTCTCACTATGCACCACACGATATTGATGTAAGAGAGTTGGGTACAGGCAAGAGTAGAAGAGAAATAGCATGGGAGTTAGGCATAAATTTTAGGGTTGTACCTAAACTACCCATAGAGGATGGAATACATGCTGGTCAAATTACGTTATCACGTTGTTGGTTTGATAAAGAAAACACGAAACCTCTTTTGGAGTGCCTACGACAATATCACAGGGCATATAATGAACGTCTTAGGTCGTTTCACAAAAAACCAGTCCACGACTGGTCAAGCCACGGTGCAGATGCGTTTAGATACCTTGCAACAGGAATACGAGAAACAAAAACGTGGCAAGAAAAAGCACCCCAAAGGATTGCAGAAAGCACGTATGACCCGTTCAACCAACAAGGGGAAAAAGAAATAGGAGTAGTTTTATGAGTTTTTTACGACCCAAGGTAACAGTAAATCCACCTGAAATACCACCACCACCACCCGCAGTGCCAATGAAACCTGTTACTCCAAAGGCGGCGACTGAGGTTGAGAAAAAAAGAACTGATAAAAAACGTGTAGCTACTGAGGATACCATTTTGACAGGTCCTAAAGGGGT